ATCTACTATAGTATATAGTCTATCACAATTCTCTTTTTGCGACAATAAACGGCAAACCTTCTTGGGTTTACTCATTACTGCCACTACGCCACTACTAACTCTCTTAGTGACTTTTTCATCCGTGCCGTATCGTAATTTAAAAAGGGCTGGTATTTTTTGCACAGTTTGCTTACCTCTTTGTAGATTGGATCATGTATCATTGTATCATACCTTTTGACAAAATGCAATAGTGAATTCAATATTGCTAGAGTCTCCAGACTGATTTCTCCTCTTAAATATTTCTTGATGATTGGTGGATGATCTCCACCTTTAAGATTAAAAAATTCATTCAGTTCATCTGGCTTCCAACCAGAAATAAAATCCATCTCATTTTTAAATACATACGTCAACGATTCTTGTTTACGTTTCCATTCTTTATAGCGTTCTTCACACTCTTCAGATAGAAGTTCACCGACCCACATTTTTGTGTCATACAGAAAATTAGAAACTAAAAATTCTTCTAAGTAAGCATCTTTACGATTGCCAAGTTTAGCAAAAAAGATTTTGTCTTTGCGTTTCAAAAAAGAATCGTATGTGACATTGACTTTCTTGTTGTACTTGAACCAATCGTAGCTATCTTGCGTGAAGTGATTTTTAACTCCTAAGTAAACCTTGTATGCGTCTATAGCATCCATTTTCATTAGTCTTCGACCTCAAGAGGTAATCTAGCTTTAGGTGCAATCATCTTCAGCTTCATCGCTTCACCTTCAATAGAAGATTTCATGCGAGGTGTAATTAAAGAAGCCGCAGTTTCGACTTCAATATTTTTGATAGTGCAGTATTCGAGAATAGCATCAATCATTGTAATTGGATGCCTATCGAATTGAATCTTTTTGATTTCAGATTCAAATTCTTTCTGAGTTAAAATCTTAAGATTCATAGAATCGTACTGATGTAATTCTACCGTTTTTGTAGTAGCCAAATTGTGTTTGCACCTTTGCTGGTTTTGCTGTACGAAAATTCGAATTATTTATTTCACTCTCTGATGCATAGTAGTAAGATGGATATCCATTCTTACGCTGATACGATCTCATCTTAACTTCAGTCTTCATAATACTCATTGCAAAATTTCCTTTAATTACAATCTATAAAAAATATGCCCCTCAATTTGAGCAATTCTATGCACTTTGCTAATCCATGCTGGTTTAACATCAATTGCATGAAAGTGTGTAGCACCTTCTAAGAGTTTAATTATATCACTACCTATTGCTTTTGTCAATAGAAGTTTTGCCACTTCATATGATTCTTTCCAACGACTGTTGTTGGCAGGTGGTGTGTTTGCTTGTTTGGTATTGTACCAAGAAAACTGGTATGGCTCCGTGACAACATCACGAATGTTTTTAGGATAGCGTTTATCTTTCAGTCTGTTTAGTGTCACTACGCCTACTGCAATTTTGCCGATAAGTGGTTGATTGCCAGCTTCGTGATAGATGTTCATTGCCATCCAATACAAGTCTGATTTACTTGAATCTTTTGGTGATGATGATGCTTCTGATAATTCTCTGAGTGTCGGTAATGCTGATGATGCATGTGACAGAGGTGTGATTGATGATAGTACTAAAAATATTACGGCTAGTAATGCTCTCATATTTTCCTTTCTTTTTCACAAGTGGATTAGTTATTTAGTAATCTATTAAGAATTCTTGAATAGTCTTGCCAAACACTTTCTTTGCTGTATGCTTTATACAGAGGTTCTAGGGGTGCAGTACCATTTGCAATGATTTCCCTGATGCTACTATTTTCAATTAAAACACTAGGTTTTAAATCCCAATAGTTTCGCATTTGATGACTGCGTGTTACTGCAATAGGGCGCCCTGATGCTAGTGCATAGTCTGGACTACTTGCTAGTCCACATCCATCTAGATAATCATAGAAGTAACAGTTAATCGTGTTTTGCGCTAACAAGTTAATAATCTGTTGAGTATCTAATAGATCGTGTGTGATGATAACATCAATTCCTGGTTTTGTGATAATGCGTCTAACTTCGTCTGCTCTTGCGAGTGCATTACTTCCTTTACGTCCATGAACTTGATCTTCATAGAACCCAAAAGGAATGTGAAGTCTCAATGTTGCTTCATCAAATTCTTCTTGTACTTTGTGTGCTAGACTAGCAATGCCTTTGTGTGGTGGACCAAATCCTTGAAACCCGATGATTGGTTTCTCAGGCTCAACATATGATACTGTTGGTTTTCCTGGCAGTAAACGATTTGTTGTGAACACATGCTGTGTCTCTTTCACGCTAGGATCATCTGCAATAATGTATTCCCAACCATGATTGAATCTAGGTAAGTATGAATCTGCAATTGATTGACTCATATCATGCATAATTCGTATGTGTTTGATTTCAGGAAACGCATGTCTCAAATGTGGATGATCCATCCATGGTGTTGTTCCTGGTGCGTAGTTATAAACAATCGCTTCAGGTCTGAAAGATAGAACTGCATCTTCTACTGTATTCATATCGTCTGCATAGACCATCTTAAAATTAAATTCTGGATGTTCAAGTAACACTTTTCCTGTAACATCACCCATCAATCCTATGCCACAAGCGGCTTTAAATCCTAAAGTCTGTGTGACAAATAATATAGTACGTTTCATTTTATTGCTTCTCCATTTTCATCTACTTCCATCCATGTGTGATCGCCTAGATATTTTACTCTGGTTATGTAGTCATAGTCAATAGGTTTCCCACAACTCCAGTCATTTGGACCCATTGCTACCAATCGTGTAATTGTTTTTCTATTGTCCCAAACTAACCAATAGCAATGCCCATTACTCAATATAAATTGATATTCTGCTGAGTGAACTGCATCGGTAACTTCTAATCTTCTTTTAATTTGTTCTGCTTGTTTTTGTAGGACATTAACTAAGTCCATAATTCTGTCATACTCTTGCTGTGCGTGTAGCCTAGCAATGTTAATCATAATATCTTTTTGTTTAGTTACGGGAACTAAATCAAATTTTGGACCACCAGCTTCGGTAGGATATTCGCTTACATTCCGATTAAAGAATGGAACAACTAATTCTCCAATCTTTATATCAAAACTGTCTCTGCCTTTTGCTGAATTATTTTCCTCTGACATGAAAGTTAATCCACCGATAGGTTTCTTTCAGTCCCTCTTTCAGATTTTGACTTGGGCGCCAATTTAATTTTTCTTCTATCAACTCATTGTTACTATTACGCCCACGCACACCTGTTGGACCATCAATATGTTTTTTGCGAATTGTTTTACCTGCAATTTGTGCAACAAGATCAACTGTGTCATTAATGCTAATCATTTGATCTGCACCAATGTTAACTGGACCATGAAACGTTTCACTATTCATTAAGTGTCTAACACCTTCAATACAGTCATCAATGTACAGAAAACTTCTAGTCTGTTCACCATCACCCCAAATTTCAATTTCATCACCATCATTTGCTTTTGCAATCTTTCTGCAAATTGCGGCTGGAAACTTTTCTTTACCTCCGTCCCATGTACCATATGGTCCAAAGATATTATGAAATCTAGCAACTTTGTTTTGCATACCATGTTGACGATTGTATGCATGAAACAATCTTTCAGAGAATAACTTCTCCCATCCATATTCAGAATCAGGATGTGCTGGATATGCACTTGATTCTCTGCAATCAGGATTTACATTTGTTGATTGTAATTCTTCATTGTACACACATGCACTACTACTGAAGAATACTTTTTTGATGCTCATCTGTTTGCATCTATGAAGCACATTCAAATTAATTGTTGCGCTATTGTGCATTACGTCTGCATCATATAGATTTGTATTGATATAACCTGCACCACCCATATCGGCAGCCAGTTGATATACTTCATCGAAATGTATATCATCGATAACTCTTCGCACATCAGACTGTAAAGTTAAATCTGCAAGTTGAAAATCATCTGCGTGACTGTATTCGTGTTCATGTAGTTTTTTATCTACGCCACGAACCCAATAGCCTTCTGATTTTAAACGCTTAACCATATGTCCGCCAATGAATCCACCAGCGCCTAGTACTAATGCAGTTTTCATTTGTCTAATAACCCTTCGTACAATGTCAATAATTTATTTGGATTCCAAGCATCATAGAATTCCTGAAATGGTTCGATACCACCAGCAACAATATCTTTGATTGAAGTTTTTGTCAAATCGTTGAAATCTTTTCTAGTATGTGATAAGAATGTAGAATCATTAACGCCAAAAGGTTTCTTTGATGCTAACGCACGATCTACTGATCCACTTACGCCAGGAACATTTGGTGTTCTGTACCAATACAGATTAATGTCGTTTTGATTCAACCAAGTAATCAAATCTTTCTTATTGAAGAATTCTTGAGTTACATTAATTTGAACATTACTCTTAGCAAGTTTTCTACATGCTTCTTCTAATGAAGTTGAAAGCCCACCACTTGGATCAACGTAAGCGCCATTTGATAGATGTAAATTTAGAATAACATCTTCGCTAAACTGTTCGTTTATTAAACCAATGATTTGTTCTAGATTCTTTGTTACGTTACTGATACCACTTGTGCCAATCTTTAACACTTCATTGGGTTTTGAATATTGAATGTCATCATAGTATGTGATTGGAGGGACGCCAGCACACTCATCGCCTGATGTTTCTTTTCTAGGGTCAGTAAAAATGTAAGAACTGATTCCAGTAAATTTATTAACATGTTCGTGTCCAACAATCGCTAATTGCTTAGTCTTTGTTAAATTTGCAATCGGTCTAGTGATACCATTGTTTAACCAATTCAACGTAGATGGATGATGATTGTATATAATAGCATACGGGTCTACAACTGAAACCCTATCATTAAATTCTCTATACGAATCAGTAGCTAAAAATTCAAACTCATAGTTCTTAGATGTTTTTAAAATTTCATATACAGAATCTGCATACTGATAGATGCCGCATTCTTTAGTCGCACCAGTCACTAGAATTATTTTGTTCATGTTATATGTTTTGTGGGTTTTCTCTTAGATATGTATGTAGGCTTTAAAATTAAATCTGTTATGATTCTAATTGCAACGTCATCATCTATTGTATCACTAAAATATGAGTTTGTCAAATAGTCACCCTCACCCATCAAGCAATCACGCATCTTGTGGCTAAAGCACATAAAGGTTTGTTCTGGATTGTTCATGTTCGCTTTAGTGTGTGCATAGGTAAACGGACCACTATTCTTGCCAACAATTAACTTTGCAAACTGACTGATGTACCCAATCTGATTTAGATTGCCTGTTGGAGAACCAAATATCTTATCTGTACAACTAACATTTTTCTTAGATATTCCAATGTCATGAGTAATCAAAAACTCATAGTCTGGAAAACTAGATGATAACGAATCAATGATATTTTTCATATCACCCATGCTACTCTGTTCGCTTTGCTGAACACCATTACAAATAAGAATTAAATTCTTTGGAACAATTGTTCTCAAATATGAATTGCATTCTTTCAAATCAAAACGATACCAATCAATCTTTGGTAGATAGAAGAAGTAATCACCTTTCATTTCAATTTCTAGTGCATTGAAAATCTCTTTCCACATCGTATGAAGACAATGGAAATTAGCATGATCTTTTTCTGCTAAGTGTTTACCAATCCAACAGCCAACCCAAGTATTAATGTACAACGTATTGGGTTCAGTTTGTGAAACCGCTAAAGGCACAAAAGTGCCAATAGCAGGAATTTCGTTAAGTGTTACATGCTTGCAATTCAAATCCTCTACAATGTTCGGATGATTGTTGTGTGCATATAAGAATTCAACATTAGGGAAACGGCTAATGATATCACGAACATATTCTTTGTTTATGAAACAGTCGCCGTTTCTCCATTGATTGAAGAAAACGATCTTGGTGAAATTCATTTTGAAATAATTTCAAAGATTGGACATGGAACAATGAATGAACCGCCTGCATCTAAGAATGCTTTTTCTCTTGTTTGAAATTCGCTAATGAAGTGCCATGGAAGAACCAAAGCATAATCAGGATTTGCTTTACGCATTTCTTCTTCGCTGATAATTGGAATGTTTGTTCCAATTGTTTTATAACCAAACTTGTATGGGCTACGTTCTGCAATAGCATCAATGTGAGTACCATCTAAACCAAAGTACTGTAGCAACGTATTGCCTTTAGTGCTTGCGCCATAACCATAAACACTCTTGCCTGAAGATTTTGCTTCTTCAATAAATGAGATAACATCGTTTCTCAAATCGTCAAGTCTAATTTTAAATGCATCCCAAACTAAAGGGCTTGAAATATCTAAAACATTATGCTCATAGTTTAGAATTGATTCAACACGATAATTACATACATCACGCAAAGGAGAAGTTCCAAAACTTGCAATGTTTGCAGTATCTTTTTGGAAGTAAACTCTGAAGCTACCACCATTCGTATCGTTCAAACTACAATCAACAAGATTGAATCCATGTTGAGCAAATAACTTGCTGATACTCTTCAAGTCATAATAGTAAACGTGTTCGTGGCAGATGTTATCAAACGCTAACTGATTGACCATCAAAGGTGTGTAACTCATTTGAAGAACAGCAACGCCATCATCGTCAAGAATGTCATACATGTCTTGTACAAATGGATGTGGATTGTCTAAGTCATAAAACATCGCAATGCAAGTAATAACTTTTGGTTTTTTATCTGCAAACTTTGTTTTCTTCCATGCATCTTTGCTGAAGTAATCTTGTACGACAGTAGCAACTTTACTGCTTTCTGCATAGAATGAATCATCGCAAGGATCAATACCAACTTTGTTTAGGTTGTCTGGTACTGCTTTCAATAGAGTACCATCGTTACATGCAATGTCAAGCCAAATGTCATCGTCTTTCAACTTAACTCTGGATGTGATTTCTTTAACAATGCCTTGAAGTTCAAGTGTCATGCTAGTATTGATTGCACTACGATACCAATATTTACCCCACATTGTGGATGCTGGTGCAACATCTTTCAATCGTGGTGCGCCTAACTCTTCATCAAGATACAAATCAAGACTGTACTTTTTACGTCCAGCCATTTCGCTGTCATCTTTAATAAAGTCGCTTACATAGTGATCGCCAAGTTCAAGTAGTTTTTTCATATTATTCCTCATGAGATTTTTCTTCAACCAATTCCGAATTGCAAAGAATGTTTATTTCTTTTTTGATTCGGCTTCGTTCATCGTTTGTTTTATATATCTTTCTTGCAACATCAATGAATGCTGATTCAAAAAAGTTAGTTTTTTCGTAATGTCTAATGTCTTCTTCAAGAAACCATAAACGCAAATTGACTTCCATCAATTGCTGTTGGTGTTCTAGCACATCTTTTTGTATTGTAACATATTCATCTAAAGAAGTCAATGCATCATGTTCTTTGTGAATATTAACTAATTTATCTGCGTCTTTGATTTGATATCGTTTGATTTTAAGAATGGTAATTTTATCTACAAGTTCACCGACACTTACTGGTATATTAATCATTTTCTTTCAATGTCCTCTTCAATGCAATTTTCGCCATATTGAATTTCAATAACTCTCAATGGTTCGTCTGTTTCATTACAGAGTTTGTGCCATTGTTCTTTATTAATATGTAGACTTTCAAATTTATTGTAAGTCCCAACTAAGTCCATATCAGTACCAGCATTTAGGGTATATACTGTAGCAGTACCTTCAGCAACAAACCAATGTTCTGCACGATCTTTATGTCGTTGCATACTCAAACAAGTTTTAGCACCAACAGTCAATTCTTTAACTTTGATTTCTTTACCTTGTTCATGCAGTACTCTATAGTAACCCCATGCTCTGCTAGTCTTAGGTGCTTTCCACTCTTCAAGAATCCATGAAGACGAATTCATTTTATTATCACCACCAACAGAGAATACAAATTCTAAGTTTTCTTTGTATCGTATATCATCAAGCAATCCCATTTCAGGAATGTTTTCTGCTGTTCTATCTCCACCATTTGCAAAAATAATCTTTGCGCTAGGAAATGTTTGAGTCGCTTGCTTGATTGCATTGATAGAATTGTTTTCGTCATCATTAAATTCAATAACGTAATCTACCATCTCTAAATTCTTAATCAACTGAAAACGTTCATCCCACGTATAGAAAGAACGTCCTTTTTTTCTTTTCAGCCAAGAGTCTGAATTGATGCCTACAACAAGTGTGTCGCCTAATGCTTTAGCCGCTTTGAAGTATGCAAGATGCCCTGAGTGAAGTGGATCAAATCCACCTGTCACTAGAACAACTCTTTTTTCTGCGGATTTAACTAAAACTCTAAAGTCTGGTGGTGCACCAAAGTCTCTAGCATAGACAGTCTTACCGCCATCAGGACTTTCGTAAATTTTACGTGTTTCCATTTTGTTGAATCCTCATCTCACTTTCGCACATATCAAACACCAAGTCTTTGAATGTATACTCTGGTGTCCAACCCAAAACAGTTTTTGCTTTAGTGCAATCACCAAAGATTGTTGGCACTTCTGCTGGACGATAAAAGTCTTTATTCACTTTGATGATAGTCTTACCCGTAGACTTATTGATGCCAACTTCATCTAGACCTTCACCACGCCATTCAATTTCAAATCCGAGATATGATGCAACATCATTACAGAAGTCTTTTACTGAATGCTCTTCACCACTAGAGATTGCATAGTCATCTGGTTTGTCTTGTTGTAGAATCAACCACATCGCACGAACGTAATCTTTAGCATGTCCCCAATCACGCCTTGCTGTTAGATTTCCTAGTTCTAGAATATCTTGCAAACCGAGATGAGTACGAATCATACCTAGTACAATTTTACGTGTAACAAATTCAGGACCTCTACGTGGGCTTTCGTGATTAAACAAAATACCATTGCATGAGAATAGATTAAAACTCTCACGATAGTTTACTGTAATCCAATAGCCATACATCTTAGCAACAGCATAAGGCGAGCGTGGATAGAACGGAGTGTTTTCTGTTTGTGGAGTTTCTTTTACCTTACCATACAACTCACTAGTTGATGCTTGATAAAATTTGACTTGCTTTTCTTTTGACAATCGTTTGACTGCTTCAAGCAATTTGAGTACGCCAATAGCGTTAACATCGCCAGTGTATGTTGGACAATCATAACTTACACTAACATGACTTTGTGCGCCTAAGTTATAAACTTCATCTGGTCGTACTTTGAGAATAATACTTTCAAGATTAGCAGCATCTGTTAGATCGCTATAGTGAAATGTAATTTTGTTTTTGATATGATTGATGTTTGCAGTATTGTTTCCTGTGCTTGACCGGCGTATAAGCCCATGCACATTATAACCTTTTTCAAGTAGAAGTTCTGCTAGATAACTTCCATCTTGTCCTGTAATACCCGTAATCAAGGCAGTTTTTTGCATATTCTATTCATCCTATTTTATTGCGAAATTAGTGATAGGTTATTCTGTTGCGAGGAAACTCACCGAAACCTAATCTGAGATTAGGCAGCTAATGCTTGCGCATATGTGCTGCCGTTTTCATTTTTTTATTTTTCTAAATTAGAAATTAACACGGACGCCAACACCAGCAGCCTTCTCTTTAATGTCTTGATAGCTTCGGCTCACATCGAGTTCAACTGACACTGACTTGGTCAGCGGATAACTAACACCAGCAAAAGCAACAGTTTGCTTAGGATTAGCAGAATCCCAATTTACTCGTGTCTTCATACCACCAAAAGCATATACAGCTCCGACTGGAACACCAGCACTCGCACCAAGCAATCCGTATTGGTAATTGGTGCCCTTAGCGCCATTGAAACCGTTATCGTATCCAACACCACCAAACACATTGATTGGACCCATGCTCTTGCCAACAGTACCTTCGACAGAATTCAACATGCCACCCTTACGATAAACAGCAGTGCGAACAGCTAGATCCAAGTTAAGCCCAGCAGCATTAGTTCCAGCACGGAAATACTGTGCAGTGCTGGTAGCTTGGTTGCGGGTGTCTTTGACGCCATCGATCTCAAGTGAAACATAATTAGCGGCGCTGGACATAGTAGTAGCCATAACGAACGCGGTAGCAATTGCAATCTTCTTCATAGAATCTCCAAAAAGTTAATAAAGTGGTGAGTTATTCTGTTACGAGGAAACTCACCGAAACCCTAAGCCGAGTTTAAGCGGCTAATGCTTGCGCATATGCGCTATCGTTTGCATTTACGTTTTTTGCTTGATTAACGGTCATCGCCTACCGTGTTGTCCATTCAGTTACTTTTTACCCCGTCGAAAGCCTGGTCAGGCCCATCAAAAACACAGAAGCTCGTTAGAGGAGCCTGTCTCAAATATGTTCGCTAGTTGCGATCTGAAGCCAACATACCGTCTATCTATGCTTTTGGTGGACCTGGGCGGAATCGAACCGCCGTCCGGAATTCATTTCTCTTTACTTCATACAACAATAACTAACATCATATTTATATATCTAATCAAGAAAAACGGTATCGTATGCTTCACGGTACGATATAAAATCTTTGATGTACTCGTTTCGCTTCTTAATGAACACTTGTGGATATTCAGAATCAACCGCAATCATAATTACAATTTGTGAGACTGGTATTTTAGTTCTTTCTTCATACATAACTGCATACGCAGAACACTGCATGAAGTACCCTTTAATCCAACTCTCTTCTTTTAATCTGCTTGAAGTTTTAAAATCAATGATAGATAATTTGCCATCATATTCTGCGATACAGTCAACTCTACCAGCAACTTTTAAATGATGAGAATACAAAGGAATCTCTAGTGCATGGATGTTGTTTACGTGTTCATCCAATAGAGGTTGTATCGATTTGAACATAACAATAGAATCTGGCATTGTCTTGCGTGCAAAATCTTCTTCATTGTTCAAATAGTTTTCGCAAATCTTGTGAACTCTAGTTCCACGGCTGGATGCTTTAGTTGAAATACGATTAGCTTCTTCTTCACCGACACGCTTTCGCCATTCTATGATTTTATCTTTACCATGCTGAGATGTGATAGTAGTCACGGAAGGATATAGTAATCCTTCTGGCGTTTTGTAGAATCGTTTGCCGTTTACTGTTTCGGTTTCCAAATCATAGTCAATGTCGCATCCAATGTGTTTAAAGTTCACCTAAGTAATCCTGTAATTATGATGATATTTTATTTAGAATTCTCTAATGCGTCTTCGTATTGCAGTTTAGCAAGAATATAATCTTTAACGAGAGAAGAGCGAACAATGTCATCTACAGTAAATTCAATCTTTGTGAATGCATTCATGTGATATGCAATGTCAAAGAATTTAAGAATACCAGACACATCATTTTTCTTCCTATTCAAGTCAGTTTGGCGATAGTCACCACACCAAATAATCTTTGAGCGATAACCAACCCGTGTCATAACTGTATCAATCTCTTCGTATGTCATGTTTTGCATTTCGTCAACAATGATAATAGCATCGTCAAATGACATACCACGAATGAATGATGTAGAGATGAATTCAATGTGCCCTTGTTCTTCTAATCTATCCCATGCATCTTTGCGACCAAAAAGGGTGTCGCAGATTTGACGATATGGTTGTTGATAGATTTCCATTTTCTCATTTACGTCACCTGGCAAATGTCCAATCTCTCGGGACTGAACAGCAGAACGCACTACAATGATTTTAACAAATGGATTTGATTTGTCCATCACTTCTTCAATTGCTTTATACAATGCACAGAATGTTTTACCTGTACCTGCTACACCATGAAGTGCTACGAAATAGTCTCCGCGCTTGTATGCATCAAAAAAGAGTTTTTGGTTTTCTGTTAGTGGATCAAAAGTCTTTAAATCATCTAGTCTAAGTCTGAGGGTATTGTTGACAGATTTAAGTCTTGTTACTGGAACATCTGATTCAGTATTTGCTGTTTTAACTGCGCCTATTTTTCTTGCCATTGGTGCCCTTTTGCTTGTTGGTGTATGATGTGTTGCCATCATTAAAACGTGTTGACGTTACCTAAAGGATGTGCTTCTTTAGCCTTTGCAAGGACTTCTCTAAATCCATTGTCCGGCTTTCGTAAACCCAATCTAACAGGATCGCCTAATGATGGTGCGCCTAGTAAAATAGAGTTTAGTTGCGGATTGTCTTTTAGATATTCTTCTCTAACACTCATGCTAAAGAGTTTTTCTGTTATTTCACCTGTATCTTTATTGATGAAGTTGTATGTTGGCACTATTTACTCCGTATGAGAACCATTCTGGTGTTTCTCTGTTTTTCCAATTAGCGAATCTCGCTTTATCATGTATATAGTAGTTTTGATACGAACGTATAGAATCATTCGTCACTTTGTATATATCAGGCATTGCTGGCGTAGGCTCAGTAAATGAAATGTCAGCAATGTTCTCTGGATGCACACAAAGATACTTTGCATATTTTTCACATGCATGATTCTTGCCGTATCGGTGCGTATACTCAGCCAACAAGTGAGTCCACATCTGATACAGCCACATATAGTTTTGTTTGCTTGCACGAACCCATATGTTTGATGGGTGATTAACGTGTGATGCTTTCATCAAGCCACATTCAATGATTTCGGTTTTCATGCGCCAACGTTGAATGTTCCGATTGTTCGCAGTCTTGCCTATGAATTTGTCGCCATCAAGCACACGGTGTGAAGTAGACATGAGTTGTGCATACTCAATAATCATTTTAACAACGTGTTTATCTAAGTGCATCTCTGCACAGATTCTTGGATTGGGATCAAGATAAAATATGTTCAATCTATTTTTTCCACAATTATTTTGTCGCCATTGTCTGTACCAAACGACATATTATCATAGTACACACGAACAGCGCCTCTTCGTGCAAGTGAAACACATGAAATACACGCACCAAAGTAATTTACATTTTCAGCAACTTCTTCAATAGATTGACTTGGCACACCCTCAGCGCGAGATAACATTTCAGACATTAATACAATGTCTTCCATACGTTCATTGGATTCGCTGTCACCCTCATCAAGTATCTCCATCAGCGTTTCTAAATTTTCATCAGAAAGTTTTTTAAAGAATGCACCCAATGATGTGTAAGGATTACGCATCAGCATTTTTGCTACTGATTTTGTTATTGGCAAAAGTTTATCTGATTCAATAATCTTTTCCATGTCCGGATGTGAATTCTCAAAGTCAATAGGGGTTGTTTGCATCTCAAATCTCCACGTATTTTAGTTTAAAATTATCAGCACATGCTTCGTGATTGATGTAGCCACGTGGATTGCAAACAACCCTAGTGCTACCAATCATGTAGTCGAAAGGTTCGTGTGTGTGACCATGAGTCCACAATTTAATCTGTGGGCGATCTAAGATAAATTGATCTAAATCGCTACTGTAAGCACCATTCATTAACACTTCCTTTCTGTATCGTGGATGGGTAGACATTTTGCTGGGTGCATGATGCCCAACAACAACGTATTTGCCAGGCATTGAAGTTGTCTCATCAATGCATTGTAACATTTTTTTATGATCCTGTACACTATTTTCTGGTGTGAACTTGCCGACACGCTTATGAAATTCTGCATGTTGAATATGCATACCATTGGTATCCAATTTTATCTTGCCATCACGATCATATGACTTGACAATAGTTTTGTATGAGATCATTTCATTGCTATTTTTAATAATAGCAAAATCATTCATCACACTACGAATGTGTGAAAGAGTAACAGGGTCTTCTGCATTCATATCAGTCCACAATGTACCACAAATAAATGTTACGCCATCAATTGTCACCTTCTCTTTGTCAAGAATGCTCAAGTTATCAATATGCCCAAGATTATTTTGCAGAGACACAAACGTTTTGGTATAGTCACCATTATAGTGTTCGTGGTTGCCAGAAATATAAATCACTTTAGGAAATTCAACTGCACATCGGGCAAAGAAGTCTGTGTACCTGTGGCTCTTACCATTTCCTACAAGCCAACCAGATCCATTAAAGTCAGCAGCAACGCAAATATCGCCAGACAGTATTAATACTTCAGCGTTTTCTTCGTTCTTTAGAATCAAGTCACCAAACTCTAGGTGAATATCTGATGCAATAGCAATCTTCATTTTTACTCTCAGTCTGAATGTGGTGGTAGAATATATTCTTCGCAATAAAATTGTAGTTTAAGAATAGTTTCATTTACATCTGTGTGCAGTATAGCAACACCGCCAGCTCGTGCAAATGAATCAATTACGTCTGGTGTGTCATCAACCAATATGGTTGTGGATTTTGCATATTTGGCTTTCAATTTACGTCCAGGCACAGTATTTATTTTAAATTCTATTCCGCGTTCGCAAAGCCATTGTGTCTTTTGAATTGTCACTTCGCTATGATACTTCAGCCCGCCGCTTGAAGTCAACATTTCAATTTCAATGTTTGGTATAGTTCGGACATATGCAAGCAATTCTTGCCCACCAGGATTCCAATCTAGTGTCGCAAAGTTTTCACCTTCAATAAATTTAATCCAGTTACTAGAAAAAGACTTTCTACCTCTAGATGAGTTAGGACTTTCACCAAACAATTCAAAATAACGGTTTTCAAATGAACACAATACACCGTCCATGTCAAGATAAAGTTTACTCACATCCATACGATCAATCCAATAAAAATTATAATTACAAAATACTCCATACGAGTGAAGTTTAGAATTAATTTATAAAACCAGTCGTACTGCAACAATTTTTGCCACAAGATCATTCTGACATTCTCACAATTAAATTTTCTAAAACAGGCTCAATCTCAAAAGAAGGAATGCTTGACATATACTGGACGTATGTTACAACATCAGCACCTGTCAAGTTTAAGTCCCATGCTTCAAGAATGTATCGTTCTATGACTTCTGCACTGGCACTCATATCATGTCCGAACATATGCTTCAGCAAATTGACGGTCTTCAAAGTCCTCAATGTCTGTGTCAATTTCATCTAACAGATCAACAGGTTTCTTTGCAGAAGACTTTGCCATCGCATTCATAATTCCTTGAAGGGAATCACCAGCAGGCATCACCACAGGAGTAATTTTCTTTGCTTTCGCAGGCTTAGTCACTTTGGGTGCTTTAGGAGTTTTAGCAACAACAGTTTTGACAGTAGTTGTTTTAACCTTTGCAACAGCTTTGGTTGCTGTAGAAGATGCAAATGCACCGCCACTAATTAGTTGTTTCATTTCGTCAATGTTGACGAGCTCGTAACCAACTACTTTGCGACCATCACGCACACTTTTGATGACAGCACCAGCAAAGATTTTTGTGTCAAGCAACACATTTGAAACACGATATACACAATCGTATTCCATTTCTTTGCAGAGTTGCTCTGCACTAAAAACACCGCCCTGAGTGAGGACGACAACAGCTTTTTGCCAACGATTTGATTTTGCCATAATATAATTTCCTTAAAAAGAATCAGTCACAGGTACATGGTAACACACCATGGGGTGTTTGTCAAGCGGTAACGACAAAAGGTTTGTCCCACTTGCCAATATTGATGTAAGCATAGTACGCAGTATCAAAATAATCCGTAGACGAATCACTTCTGTCATAATAATCGCCAGAGTAAATCGCACTAATTATTTTTGTCATTAGTTCTTTTGCTTTACCAGAATAATGATCCTGATAATAATAACGATTCACTTGTTCGTAGCCAGTGTTGTTTGATTTGAAACCGCGAGATGTTTGATAAAAATCAGCATTACAAGTTTCGTTTCCATTTGCAATAAAATCAACAGGTGCAGATTTGATTGTGCATGTGATAGAAAGATTGTCGCAGCGCAACGAATACTTAACACCAGTGCCTTTAAGCGCGGCATCAAGGTTCGCTTTGATTTTCGCTTTACGTTCTTGGTTCATGTAAGCCATGTTCAATTGTCTCCGTAATAAAAGCCATCAAGAGCATACGAATGTGATTCATACACCATATCGTAGTAAGCACTCATTGTATCAAGGAAGTCCTGGTATGTCAAGTCAATTTGTTCTTCTTGTTGCGTAGAAGCAACAATCTGTAGTTCAGCGTTTATCAGATCAATGTTCATAATTAGTTCTTAATGTCACAACCAACACAACAAGTATAGCATGAGAATGACAGCTTGTCAAGTGTTTTTTTGGTAATGTTGCATAAAAGCAACACGATTGGACACGATTGGAGGGGTTTTGGACTGTTTTTTGTCTAGGTTGATGCTAGACTACGTCCGGGCTTTCAGGCTCGTTCAAACTGCGGTATAGAGCGTCTAAATCCTTCTCCAAACGGCTATGGAAAGAGTC